CAGTGAGGATGTCGCCGACGTCTTTCCAGTTTTCGCTGGGAGGCTGCGAGCCACTGTTAGCCTCCAGGGCTTGGTACAGCTTGTTTCCCTGGCGAACGATGTCACCCTTGACGTAAGCCTTTGCTGCGTCCCACAACAGCGCATCAACGTATGGCTTGATTTGCTCCTCTAGATCCTTTCTAAGCTGCTCATTTCGAGCGTTTACGGAGCCAGGCCCATCGCCATCGATCAGATCGATACGTCCGTTGAGGGCTGGAGCCAACGATGATTCATCAACCTTCCCCTTGATAGCATCAAGATAGGTGCCCACGTTGTTGGAGGTTGCGGTGGGCACGTAAAGGAACGCGCTCTTTCCATACGCGTTTGCAGACCTGATGAAGTAATAGTAGTTCGTGTAGAACGCAAGGCCGGTGTGTGTAAAGCTCAGGCCCTGCCCCAGATAGGTTGATTCGCCAGCGGTTGCCTGTGGGGTAACGCTGAAGAAATATTCGTACGTCCCGCCATTCAGGCCGTGAAGCACGTTGTTCGGCGTCAGGGTGATGGAGTCGATCGAGGACTGAACAGAGCAAGATTCCGGGATTGGCGGCCCCTCAATGCTTACTGTGATGGTGACCTCGCCAGAGCGCGCCATTGGGCCGATTGCCGCAACGCTCATCGTGTAGCTGCCAGATGGCAGGCCATTGATTTGGCAGCTGTTGCTCGCGGCCTGGATCGTGTGAGACTGCGCAACCCCCGAGCCCTGCCGGACAATAACCGCGTACTCGGTAACAATGCCCGCCGGCGCAACCCAGGACAGCACACCCTGGACTACCTCTGCTCCAGTTTCCTGATTCCAAGTTAGACCTGTTGGTGACCCAAGACCACCCGACGGCAGGTTGATAAACCCCAGCGGGTCATATGGCTGCCCTACCGCGTCGTCGTAGATCGCGGCCTCGTATTGCTGCACTTGGACATTACATCCCTCATTGTCGCCCATTGACCAGTTGGTTACGATGAACTCGCCGAGAATGTTGAGCGATGGCAGATTGACCCGAACCACGCGGCCTGGCCGGCAGTTATAGCCCGAGAAGTTCATCGGAATTGTGATTACGCCGCCCGCGCGTCGCCGGCGTAACTCAATGTTGGCCAGGCGCTGCGGCTGGTAGGCATCAGTGACGTAGGAATAGGTCAGCGTTTCGGCCGCTTCACCGCCGTCTTCGGCAATCCACTCAGCGACACTCACCTCTGGATAGTCGGTTTCCGTCCAAGACTGTGAGGGGTCAATGAATGTGCCGCGGACGGTATTGATGGCTGAGTCGTTGGTGGGTTCAGTGCTCCCACCGACCGTACCTATCACCATGTCTTCAGTGATTTCGAAGTCATACGGCCCGTAATAGGCGCCGGCTTGCAACATCCAGCGACCACCTACTCGGATCAGACGCCCTGCGCACGCAGCCTCAAGCTTCTGCAGCACGCCTGACTTAAGTTCGTCGGCGCCAATAACGCATGCGCTGCGATATCGCTGACTCACAGAGCCATCGGCGTTGGTCACCGCCTCATCACATACGTTGGCCGCGCTGGCGAACGTCGAGAAGACGATCTCATCATCCGGAACGTTGCAGCGATTGCGCAGATACCAGAGGATGTGCAGTGCGGTGTTTGCGCTGTAAACGCTGGCGTTGGTGCGTGGGTCGAATATGTCATTGCGCCCGCGGACCACAAAGCGAACGTCTGGAATGCCGGATGGAAATTTTACGGCGCTATACATCAGCGACAGCCGAACAAAAGACAGGCCACGACCAATCTGGACATCTTTCCAGTCTGGGCAGTTAGCCTTCAGGAACGCATTCACCTGAGTCGGGTTTACCACCAACTCATAGCTGGCGAATCCTGCAAAGGCAGCGATTGGCTCTTCGCCCAGATAGATATCCTCAAGCGAATCGATGCCGCCCTCACAAAGGACATAGACCAGGTGCAGCCACTCCCCGTCCGTCTGCGTGCCCTTTTGCTCTTGGGCCCAGACCAACACGCCGCCGGTAGCAACTCGGCCAAGAATGAAGCGCACAGGCGCCTTGGACGACCTTACCGTCTGTGCCGACGGCTCGTTATCCCTGAGCGGGGATTTGGTATTGAGCTTTTCCTGTTGCTCGGCTGCGTAGAAGGCCAGGCCTGCACCGATGACAGCGCCGACCGGGCCACCTTGAACAAAGCCGATGACAGCACCAACCACCACCGAGGCAATTTTCTTAACACCACCACTCATTATTCGATCCTCCAGGCGGCTTTCGGCTCGCACTCAATGCGGTGGGCGCCGTCCTCGGTTGCCGACCAGTAATCACCCGCCCAGAAGACGGCCATGCTCCGGCCTCCCGGGGCGTCGTACAGCACCACGTCGCCACGCTGGATGAATGCCAGCGACACCCTTTGAAAACAGGCATCCCAGGCCGCTTCCAGGCTTCCGTGCTTGCGCTTCAACTGGCGCTTTGCTCCAGCCTCGGTTTTGTACTTGCCGCGATAGTCGACAGCCGGATCGACACCACATACAGCGGCTGCGCAGTCGGCAGCGAATAGGCAGCAGTCAAATTCGCCCCACAAAAAAGGCCGCCCTTGGGCAGCCTTGATTGTTTCGTTTAGACGCATGGTCCAATCGCGATATCGCATCGCTAATCCCCGTAGGTGAATGCCGGCGCGTCCTTGCTGGAGCCCCAGTAGATTGGCCATTCGGACATTTGCGCGATGGCATAAAAGAAGCGGTCACCCTGATGGCGCGCGCGGTGATTTTCATCTGTGAAGCGCTCGGTGCCGGTGCGGCTCCATTCGGCCATGCGGTCAACCACCGGAACCGTGATGCTGTTGCCTTCCTGGCCATTGCCCGCGAACGAGAACTTTGCGGCGTCCATCCGCCCAGAGAACAATATGTCAGCGGCGTAATTTCCAGCCTCGTCGAACACGATGAAAAGAACCTTTGCCGCCCTGCCCCGGCATCCCCTGATGTTGGTTTCGGAGAGGATGTAGGCGTCAAGGCCGCTCAGCGTTAGGTCTACAGACATAGGCGAGCCAGAGTTGTCGCTCTCCTGCGACTGGCTTACCTGTCCGAAATCGCCAACGCCCTCGTAGGTGATGCCGTCCACCACCAGCTGCCCGGTACCGGTGTGCGCAAACACCATGCCGTCGACGAAGTCCAACTGGACTGCGTATACGGGCATGAACTTGCCGGTGGCGATGATGTTCACCACGCTTTGGCTGAATGGAAATGCAGACGGCATCAGAAGGCCTCCCTGAATTGATATGAGCCGTTGGCGACAACCGGCCTGACGGACATCGACCAGGTATCGGACGTCATTCGCATTTCCGAATAGGGGTTGAGGTATTCAACCGGGGCGCCGGCGACAAGGGTTTTCCTGATTCGCTTATTGAGCGATACCGTCACCTGGCCCTGCGCGCTGGACGCCACCGGGTCGGTAACCTCGAACATCTCGCCCGCGACAGTGATGTAGTCTCCGGCACTGAATATTGCTGTGCTCGGCGTAGCGCCAGCCAGGACCATTGACCTGGCCTGCGCATTGCCTGACACAACGGTAAGCGTGCCCACACTCAGCGTGCGCCTGCGGGTGAACGCCGGCATGTTGAACGTCCCGAACATCCCGTCCAGCTTTCCAAGGAATGACGAAAGCTCGCGCTCCTGGGCTCTGGTCAGCAAACCGAAGGTCAGCGTGCACTGCCAGTAGGCACCAGGGTAACCAACGATCTGCTGGGCATTCGAAAGCGTCGACGTGAACGCACGGCCATTGTTGACTATGCCCCACGTCATTTCTGACGGGCGCAGCGAAGCAGGCCACGTAAGAGCCATGCGTTACTCCTTAAAGGCTTAGCGCCGTGCGATGAGCTGGCGAATGGGTCCGTTCTGCTTCAAATCACGCATCACCATCTCGTATCCGCCTTTAGCACCCTGGTAAGCGGCATCCTTCACAAGGCTGATGGTTGTGTCGTCAGGGTTGCCCTGGAAGCTGAACTGTTGAGTTATGGTCGGTGATCCGCCATTGGTTGCGATGCTCTGCGTGGTGCTGCTGGATGCTGCTGGCGTGGGATTGACGTAGCCGCCATCGGCGTATCCATTCGAGTTGGCGTTCATGCGCTCAAGGAACTCACGTGCGCCAGGCTGGCTGACTACCTCCTTCTTCACCACGAACTCTCCGCCGTGAACCACGCCCTTTGGCTCGAACTTGCCACCGTCACCGGTGTAGCCGCCGCCAGAGAAGCCGACGCGGGAAATGGTCTGGCTGCTGCCGGTCATGACCGCTGGCCCCAGAGCCGCCCCGCCGCCGCCAGTTATGGCGCCAAACGCCATGCCGAGGAATCCGGCGGCCGCTTGGCGTATCTGGATGCGGATGAGGTCCGAAATCACGCCATCGGCAAAGTCCTTGAACGACAACTTCCCGGTCTTCACGAAGTTCACCACGGCGTCTTCCATGTTGCCGAAAGCGTTGGTGAACAGGTTTCGGGTTTGGCCTGCCACATCATTGGCCTGCTCGGCGTAGGTCTGAAATGCCGACCTTGCACCGTTCGACCAGTCGGCCTGAGCCTTATCCACTTTGGCCCAGCCATTCACCATGATTGCGACCTGCTGCGGGAATAGCTCTTCGGTGATATTGATCTGATCCTGTAAATCCTTGCGCTGCTGGTCAGTTGACGCCCTGGCAAGCTTGGTACGCAGATCAAGGATTCGGTCGTTGTGATCGCTTTCAAGCTTCAATCGCTCCGAGGCTCGTTGTGCCTCCTCGGTACCCTGCCCAATAGCAGCAGCTGCCTGATTGGCAGCTTCCTGCTGGGTTTGGAGTTGCTTCTGGATCTGCAGTCGATACTGCTCGGCCTGGCTCAGCTCGCCACTTTTTTCAATAACTGCGGCGTAATCCTTTGATGCCTGACCAAGCGCAATACCATATTGCTCCTGCGTGATCTTCCCTTTCGAAAGGGCAAGCTGCAGCTTCTCCTGTGCCTCGGTCAGATCTCGAACAGCCTGTGCTGCCGGGTCTGCCTTTTTGTAGAGGGCATCGAAGGCGCTCAATGCGGCGTTCAGCTCACCTTTTTCGCTCGGACCCTTGGGATTTTTTGTTGGCTTGTTTGGCGTGGTGCCGGCAATAACTTGTGCTGCAGCCTCATCCGCCAACTGCTGAGGAGTCTTCCGCGGGGTAGACGGTGCGGCTGGAGCGGTGCCGCCATTGGTCAGCAGTCCATAACCACCAAGGTTTTGCTGTGCAGCCGGCTTGGTAAGCAGTGATGCGTAGGAGGCTGCAGCGACCTTCTCTATAGCTGTGATTTGACGCTTAGAGCTGTCCTCAGCAGATTTCGCCGTTTCTGCGTCAGCCTTTTTCTTGGCTGCTGCAAGATCCTCAGCGGCCTGCATGGCGGTGTAGCTCGCCACAAGCAGAACCTTCAGTCGCTCCTGCTCGACTTTGTTGTTCTCCTTGACCGCGTCCTGGTACTTATTGAGCAGGTCGGTCTGCGCTGCAATGGCCTTGGCTTGCTCTTGCTGCGACGAATTGGCGCCCATCTTGATGGCGGTGTATGCCGCCTCAGCCGCTGCGTTTGCGCCAACCAGATCGCGGGTCTTGGTAAGTTGCTCAATGTACTTGTCCCACGCTTGTGCGCTGGCGCCATTGGCCTTGCTGGTAGCGTCTTGAGATGCCGCCATCTTTCCGTTATTGGCTGACACGTCCTGAGTGAGCTTGTTTACGGATTGCAGGCGCTCGGCATAGCCAGCAGCCGATTGAATATTGGTGTCATAGCCGGCCGCAATACCTTCCAGAGAGGACTTAAATACGCCCGACAGGCCTTGCGTCGATTGCAGCCAAACAGTGACATCGTCCAGGGTTTTCTGTCCGGACTTCACCTGAGCAATCATGCTCGACAGATTTGCCAGATCGGCTACCCGGGTCGCGCCTACGGATGTGATCGCGTTTTCTGCGATGTTCCCGTACTTGCTTGCTGCGGCAGATGCCTGATCAAGTGCAGCTTGCTGTGCCTCGGCCCACTTCGAGGCCTGGTTGCGCTGCTGCGCGGCGGTCAGGCTGTCGAACTTCTTGACCGTTTCGTCAATCGTCAGGTTTTGATCGATCAGAGACTGCGTGCCAGTATCGGCAGAGCTGCTGAAATAGATGTAGGCGGCTGCGGCCGCGGACAGGCCCAGCGTTACCAGTCCGAGCGGGCCACCAATGGCCGCCATGGAGGCGCCGCGAACTGCCGCGCCCCGAGATTCGGCAGTATTGAGCGCGTTCTGTGCGGCAGCTTGTGCGCCAAGGATTGCCGCGCCCTCAGTGCGCGCAGCATTGAGGGCAACGGTCTGCTGCCCGACGACTGCGCCGGTAGCCAGCTCAGCTTGTCGAGCAGCAGCAAGGCGGGCCTCGGCGGCCGTGAGCTGTGAGGTGATTGCTGCCTCAGCAGTGCGGATCTCGGCGAGACGGGTGTGCGACGCGGCTAAGCCGGTGTTGTTGATTTGCGCCTTCTGGCGCTGAATCTCAAGGTTTCGGTCAGCAACAAGCTGAGCAGACACAGCCTTCAGCTGTTTAAGACTGGCCAGCTCTGTTTGGGCTGTTGCCATGGCTTCGCTGCGGGCGTAGATGGCCCGAGCCAGGCTTGCCTCAGTCGAAGCCACGACCACGCTTTGTATGGCGACAGCCTCTGCAGCGGAGGCTACTTCCGCCCGGCGGGATGCAATGATCTGCTGATTGGCTGCGACGGTATCCGCCAGTCGAGCCTTGGCCGCCAGCGCCAGAGAGGTTACGAGGCCGACCCCAACCTTTGTGGCGTAGGCGCCAGTGATCGCCATAAGCGCATCAGCGTTGGTGACAACCGCCTTTAGGCCGTCACCACCGACAGCAACGACATTGCCGAGGCCGGTCGCGATGGACTGAATGCCATCGATGACTTCTGGCTTCGACAGAGAGTCGGCCAGCGCATCAACCGAACTGATAAGCGGATTTATGTCGATCTGCCCGACAGCAGCAAGAAAGTTGTTTTTCAGTGCGGTCGATGCCTGCTCGAACCGGCGCGGCATGCGATCAAGCTCTGAGTTCAGCGAAGTCAGCGACTTGAGAAGCGCATTGGTAACAACCTCGGCAGTGATCTTGCCGTCGGCAGCCATCTGGCGAATTTGGCCGTTAGTTACGCCCAGGTACTCTGCCAGCGCACGGGTGATGCGTGGCCCCTGCTCCATAACAGAGTTCAGTTCCTCGCCGCGAAGCGTGCCAGAAGCCAAGCCCTGGGACAGCTGAATCGCCGCGTTAGATGCCTCTTGCATGGTGGCGCCGGAAATTACGAACGCCTTGTTGATAGCATCGGTTACGCCAAGCAACTGCTCCGTGGTGTAGCCAGCTCCTCGAGTCGCGTTAGCCAAGCGGGTGTATAGCGAAACAGTCGACTCCAGCGAGCTACCGGTGTTATTCGCCATCGTCAGCAGCTTCTGAAACGAATCGCTCGCTACCGAGGTCGACGAACTTACTAGAGCCAAGGAGCCCTGCATGGATTTGAAAGCATCGGTCAGGCGGATGATCTCGCTAACCACTCGACCAGCACCGAGGGCCGCGAACGCCACGCCCGCTGCGCGTGCCGCCGAGCCAGCTCCAGACATGGAGTTGGCAGCTTGATCACCAACCACAACAAGGTTGTTCAGGGTAATACGAAGCTGTTCACCATTCCGCTGCGCCTGGCGCGAATCGATGATGATATCCAGGCGGCTGGATTGCTGGGTCATGGCTTTTCTCCGGGCATAAAAAAACCCGCCGGAGCGGGTTGCGTGATTTTTTTGTACTGCGCTAGATCTGGATCGCCTCCAATACCCACGCACCTCTAGTCATATCAAATCTGATGGTCGCGTCGAACGGATTAGGCAAGTAAGCGCCAAAGGCGTTTTTTGCCCTGACATTCGCGCTGACCCTAAAGGTGCAGGCGCCGCCTACCCGCTGAACACTGACCTCGGGGTCGTTAGGCCATGGGAATACGGCGGAATCTGGGTCTTTGAGGCGGCGCTTTACTTCAAGGGTTACGGCGCTGAACGCACTGACGGGATCGTTGCACTCTTTCTGGCTCCGCTCCTTCCTGGCGTCCGCCGCTGCGGCATAACTGTTGGCGGTCATTCCGGCGGTGGGATGACGCATCAAGTAGAGAGACAGGACGAAGTTTGCGATCAGTGCGACGGATAATGCCAGCACCGAGCCCTTGACTATAGGCATCCTTGCTGGAACCTTTGGCCACGCCAGAATCAGCAGCGCTAGGCCTACTGCGACACCCATGAACCCAAGAAATCCACCGAACATTAACGCTCCTCCCTGTTTGATGGCATCAATCTACCACCATCAGAGGGAAGCACCAAAGCGGGCTGTACGAATCCTCAGTAACGCCATTTCGCTCACCGATAGTAGCCTCTCGCCTTCACGCAACGGATAACCCCCAGTCCTTTGCCTGCAAGCCCAAGGACTGGGAGAGCGCCAATCTCGGCGCGTTTATGACCTGGAGGTCGGTATGAGCAGCTTTGAGGGAGCCCTGATTAACCATAGGGGCGTCACGTTTGCAGTCGTTATCGTAAAGCACCACTACACGTCGTCATCTAGCGCAGCGCAGCCGGTCCGCGAATCGTTCCAGCCGCACTTTCCAGGAGTGCCCGTTGTTCTGGCGTCACAAGATTCGCGGGGAACCTTCCGGTATCACGGTCGGCAAGATCTGGCCAAACTCCTTGCAGGACTTCAGCCTTCGCAGATTCCGTGGCGCAAATACCACACGTAACTGAGACCATTTCGAACTCAGCTCCCGCAGGCGTGAATGTGTTCATTTTTGCTCCCGCGGGAATCCCGCGCCGTGGTTAATCTTCATCACAAGCCGAGCACCCGAGATCACTTGGTCATTGAGCTTTCCTGCTGCTCTGCCCATCTTTTGCGGAAATCGTCATCAAGGGCGAATATCACAGCATCAAACTCTTCGCGGGAATATCGCTCACCGTAGGCTGCCAGGTAATCACTCAGATCCCGAACAGAGAGAGGTGCCGGTACACCGTTCATGCCGACATACTGCCGCCCCCGACTGATGACGTAGTAGGCTTCCAGCATATCGGTGGTTGGACCGTCCAGCTCTGGCGGCTCTGGGATGTAAACCCTCAGCTTTTCGTGGACTTCTCTTTTGCGCTCGTTTTCCGGGCCCGCCCACTCGGCTGCCCAGCGGTAGGCGGCAAGGGCTTTTCCACTGTTTCGGCCACCTGCTCCTTGTGACGTAGGGCGATGTCATTCGCAGCATTCAGGGCGAGGAAGTAGACCTCTGGCATCTGCTCGATCAAAACAACGCCGCGCTCCGGGGTATACGGCGCAGGTGCGTCTGGATCTTCTGCCTCTGCAACACCCTCCCAGTCGAGGATCAGGTGCTTGCATGCCAGCTCAACGAAAAGAATATCTGGATCTGGTATTTCAACCGATGACTTCTTGAGGATGTCGAACTCTTCAGTCCCTACGCCCATCTGGCGCGAGGCGAATTCAAGGTGTCGCTGAATCTGGCGGTAGTCGCTGGTGTAGCCTGGTCGAGCGGACGATCCGATCTGCAGGCGCAGGCCGGGGGCCGGCTCGATCCATCGCGTAGACACCGCATCCAGCGGATCTTTCTTCTTCAAAATAAAGGTCATTCTGTACTCCAGCAACGAGGCCCTTTCGGGGCCTCTGCATTATTAGCGGTTAAGGCGTAACAGCAGGTACGCGAGTAATCGTTGGCGGGATACGTCGGGCCGAAACAGCCAGCTCCACCTCGATGATGTCGGTCGCACCGCCGTCCGGCCAACTGCCGACCGCTTCCATTTCTGGCAGCAGCACCGTGTAAGCACCGTCAGCATTCTCGAGCGTGAAGCTCATGGCTACCGATTCGCCGGTACGCTGTTTGCGGTACAGGGCGTAGGAAGCGGCAGACCAGGCCACGGTGACGCTACCGGAGGCGCTGAAGGTTGTCGGGATAATGCTGCCGGCGAACGCATCACCCGAGCCCAAGCAGCGCTGCGTCTGGACTGCGTTATCGAAGGTCAGCGACATTGCGCTGATGCAGGTGCCGTTAGCTGCCGAGGCGGCGACACCATCCAGGGTCAATGCGGTGAAGTTCTTGAAGTTGAATCGAGGGCCGTCCGGCTCCGCAGCGGCAGCACTGAAGAAGCTGGTGCCATCGGCCTTGTCTTCCCAGTCAGTCGCCGAAAACGTGGTGTCAATGGTGACATCGTTGTCGGTGCCGAAGGTGAAGGCCATCGATGCCACTTGTGCGCCGCGAGCAACTGACGCAACGGTCACATCGCTCGCGTAGGAAGCGATCGAGTAGCTGATGCGCTGATTGCCCATGGTCAGGGAGTCAGCCGTCCAGCGCGAGCCGAAGCACGATTCCAGGAAGTCGTCGACTGCGCCGCCGTAGCGCCACTTCATGCCGATCGCGCCGGCGACATCAACCGTGGTCGGTGTGGTGCCCTGACTCATTCGAGTCGAGCCAATTTCGTTGTTTTCTGCGGTGTTCTGGGTTGGGCCGATACCGAACGAGGTACGGATCAGCTCTTTCCAGCCAGTTGCGGGCGTGACGCCCTGGGTTACTTCTTCAACATAGGCCGTGGCGACCTTTGCTCCTGACGACATGGGTATGTCTCCTTTCTGCGGGCATAAAAAACCCGCGCTTGGCGGGATTGGCTGGATCGAAGGGGAGTTTATTTCTTGCCGAACCCGGCAGGTCCGCCGCCGCACATGCAATTGATGCTGAATCTGTCAGCGCTTACCAAAAACTGCGAACCGATACCCAGTCCGACACCGGCGGCAACGTATTGCCCTTGCTCATTGACCTGCATCTTCAAAGACCACTGCGGGGCGAGCTTGGCCTTGATCGTGGAATCCTTGATTGACGCCTCGCTCATGAAAACAACGCCATCAACTACCACGAAGGGCTCTGGCTTCTCTGGCTTTTCCAGATTGCCGATGCGGCAGCGAACTGCGCCATCGGTAGTGATAGTCAGGACGCCATTGACCGCCGAGGCTCGCGTACCGGAAGACTTCGCCTTCTCTGCACGATCCTGCGCCTCTTCCGAGGTCTCTTGCCGAACATAGGTTAGCGTGGTGCGGTAGTCCGATCCGTCGCGATCAAACGAGAAGTCTTCGGTCGTAAACTCTGCGCTTTCTCGGTACTTGACCGGGATCTTCGACAGCTCGGCGCCGATGAAGGCATAACGCTCCATCGCATTGGCTGGAAGTTCACGATCAGGCCACTGACCGGCAGTTATCGTGACCAGTTTTGGTTGCGGCGACTCGATTCCGGGACCAGCGATATTCAGCTCAAACGATCCTTCATTTTCATACTTCCAACCGGATACGCCCGGCACGTAGTCATGGCTTTGCATTGATGCTCTCCAGCGACCTCAGTAGGCGCGATATGGAATTTTAACGTTGACTTGATACCAACCGTTGCCGTCGTCGCCAAGAGTTGCGGCCGAGGCCGCGAAACAGTCGAAACCGCTATCGCTGAAGAACTCGAAGTGCTGCACCAGCGTGTCAGCCGCACGGGTGATTGCCAGCGTGCCTTTGTAGCTCGGCACGAACAGCTGAATGATGATGACGCCAGTTCTGCGCACGCATGGCGTCAGGCCAATCTCGGGTGCGCTGGACAGGCCAGGAACATCGGCCAGCCTGGCCCATATCGCTTTCCCGGCAGGATCAAACGGCTTCGGCGGGTTCGGATAATCAACGCTCGCCGCCGGGATGCCGGTCCATTGGGTCATACGCGTGGTGACGATGTTTCGGATCTGCTCGAAGGTCATCTGCTATACGCCTGTGAGACGCCGTTGAAGGACGTTCCGTAGATGCCTGCCGGCGCCTGCTTCGAGTAGCCATCTTCGAGTTTCGCAGCATACGGCAAATTGTTTTGGATGAAGACTTGCGTATACGGCTCAAGCCCGGTCATCGCAGCAAGCCCGCGGGTGATCGTTCCACCACCAGAGGGATCGAGGCTTTCTGTGGCTGCATAGACCGGCGCCCCCACTGTCACAATGTTGTTTCCTCGGAATCGACCGGTGTCCACCGGTGACCGCAAGACAATCTCGTTCAGCATGGCCATTGCGATCACACGAATTCGCTTCGATAAATCCTGCTCGACCACGTCAGCGAACAAACTCGGTGAAGTACTCCACCCTCTGCTCTTGGCCATTTCACTTCCTCATCTGGATCTCGTAATGAGCAACTGCCGGATCAACGCCAGGATTGACGATGGTGTAAACCGCGGGCTCGCCCGTCAGCAGGTCGATGATCGTGATCTTGTGGCCGATGGCAGGCCTGTCTGTGGTTTCGTTCGCCAGACAGATCAGCAGCACGTCACCTACCTTGATGTTCACGTTGTCGATGCGCCGGCTGTCGTAATTGTCCAGAACGCCGCGCCCGGTGTAGGTCACGGGCTGGGCGGTCGTCTCTTCGGTCACCGGGTCGTATACCCCGTGACCCAAGTACTCGCCGGTGAACAGCTGCACTGCGTCGGCCAGGTCAGTGTCGAAGGCCTCGGCCAGATCCGCTTGGATCTCTTCACGTAGGCCCATGGTTCACCTGTACACGTTGAAGCTGAAGCCGCTGACACGCCATGGCGCGAGCAGTCCCAGCGCGAACTGGATCCCATCGGGCAGCGCAGTGGATTTGCTGGTGTCGATCGAGGCGAAAGTCTTGCTGGTGGTCACCGACCCCGCCTTCACGGTCTTGGCCTCAAGCGATCCCTCGGTCTGCTGCTGGTACAGCTTGCCCTCAGAGGCGACAACCGCCAGCTCGGCGCCGGCCTGCTTAACCTCTTCAGGAATGGCGTCCATGTCGACACCGACCAGGTTGAGCGAGGTCAGATAGGCATTCGCCTGCAACACGGCGCGGGCCTTCTTGTCATCTGGCGCCCATTCCGAGCCCAGGATGGCGTCAACGTCCGCCACAGTGATGTAGGTAGCCATCTGGCCTCCGCTTGAATGAGTGGGGCCGAAGCCCCGGGTGTTACTTCTTGTCGTCGCCGCCGCCGTTTTTTCGGGCCGCCTTTTGTTGAGGCTCGACATGGACCAAGGCATCAGCCTCTACATCCTTGGACTTAAGCTTGACCTGGCCGTCCTCGTCTTGCTCGAGTCCGGCGAACTGGGTCTTTTTCACGTAGTTGTCAGTCATCACGGAGTCTCCAGTGCTTTGATGCGGGCCGCCATAGCGGTCAGCGTGGCCTGCAGGTCGCCGGCCACAATGCCGTTGGTTGCATCAGCTGCAACCTGAACCGTTGCGGCAGAAGGCTTGGCGGACTTGAGAGACCGAGGTAGACCCTTGCCAGTCTTGGGGGTAGCCATTGGCATTTACTCCTGAATGGGACGGATAACCGCCCCGAGTGAATTAGGCCGCTGGAACACCAGTAACCAGGAAGGCGATCGGGATGTGCTTGCGCTCCATCACGCGGTTCCAGTTGGTGGCCAGCGCCAGATCCTGCCAGGAGGCAGAGCGCGGCGTGGTCTCGGTGCCGTTGCCGGTGATGGTGGCCGACAGGAAACTGTAGCCGAGCGGGTGCAGCAGCCAGGTCTTGCGGCTCCACAGCACTTCAACGCCGCCACCGTTACCGCGAGCCTCTTGGCGCTCGTAGGCGGTTGGATGCTCAGGGGAGCCTTCACCGTAACCGATAGCACCCTGACCAAAGATCACGCTGATGAACTTGCGCGAGCTGCCGGTGCCGATCACGGTCATCTGGTCATCGATCACCAGGCGGTAGCCCTGGTAGGTCGCGATCTGGGTGTTGTTGTCAGCGTCACGGATGAAGTCGATCATCTGCTTCTTACGCATGTCGCCATACACGAAGCTATGCACCGCCATGACGCCGAGCACCTGGCCGCCAGTCCCCATCAACGCATCACCCATGGTCTGGGTCGCGTCGATGAAGGCGCCCGCATCGAAACCGCCAGCAGCGGAAACGTCGATCACCATGTCGTTCTGGGTATGGAACGCATCAGTTGCGCCGATGTTGTCGTTGTAGATACCCAGAGAGGTGGCCAACAGCCGGCGCTGAGCCTGGCGCTGCCAGAAGTTGTCCAGGCGAGCAGCAACGGATTGCAGCGGGTTCTTGCTGGTCAGCTCGACAGTCAGGTCGGCCTGGCCAAAACCTTCGTTGAGGTACGCAACACGGGCCAGCATATCGCCGGTTTCAATGTTGCGCGGCTCTGCCACGTCGGCGTACACATCGTTCGAGTAGTTCGGCTCGACGGATGCGTCGATCGACTTCCAGTACGGGATGTTCGCGATGTTCGACGGGCCGCGTGCGATCTCAGCAGCGTACGGGGTTGGGGTGAGAATGCCGGACTCGAAGAACGCGGTCTTTTCAACCGGGTCTTGGGTCAGGTACGAGGTCAGCACCGGGATGTTACCGGTGATGATATTACCGATCGTGGTGATAGGCATGGGGCCTTATTCCTTGGATTTGGCCTGGGCAACCAGCTGGTTGAACAGTGCCGGATTTTCGTTAGAGAGCTTGATGCGCTCTGCATCGCTCATTTCGTTCAACTGTTTGGTGGCCCCGCCACGCACATTGCCGGCAGCCCCGCCGCCGCTTGCCTGCGATCCCCGCACCAATGAGGCGTAGCGCGGTGACAACTGGAATTCTTTAGCCAGGTCTTCAAGTGTTGCGATGGTCAGGTTGCCGGAGGCGTCCGTGACCTTGACCTGGCCTTCTACGATCTTCAGGCGGCGCTCAACGAACTCGGCCAGGATCTCGGCGTTCTCGCCGTCGGCGATGCCGGTGGCGATCTTGCTGGCGGCGGCGCTCAGGTCGCGGCGCTCAACCCGGGTCATGATCTCCAGGTTCTTGGCGCGCTCGGCCTCCAGTGCCTGCTGGGCGCTGGTGTAGAGCTGCTCAAACTCGCCATTGGCGCGCTGAGACTCTTCTTGCAGGCGGCGCTGCTCGGCCTCGGCCGCATCACGCTTGCGCTTCTCATCCTTTTTCTCGGTGAGCAGCGTTTGCACCTGGTTGCGCAGGCCTTCGAGGTCACCGCCACCGGTGGGCAGACCTTCAACAGCCAACACGTAGTCTTCGCCCTGGGCTTTGTAGAAAGCTTGCAGGGATGGTTCGAGTGCGTCGTATGCAGCCTTGTCGATCAGGTATTTCATGTCATCCCCCGGATGATTTGCCGTTGGCTCAGCCGCGGGCGTAAAAAAACCGGCTCATGGCCGGCCGTTCATAGTCCCGCTCGCTCGAAGGCCAGCGGTTCAAGGTCTTTCAGTTGCTTCAGGGTCAGGGTTTTGCCGTTGTCGTCGACGAACTTGTCTAAAGTCAGGTCGCCCTTTGTGAACAGTGCATACCGATTCGGCCCGAGCACGTCGCGCTGGAATGCCGCAGGCTGGCGTGAGAGCCAGTCCTGATAGCTTGTCTTGCTCGATACCAGAGTCGCACCGTCAGGCCCTACTGAGGGTCGAGTTGAGCCAGGAATCTCTCTGGCATACTCATCCTTGAGGACGGGCAGCGCGCTTGACCGGCAATTCCAATGACCGGGCGGCTTGGGGTCATCCCAGCCATACAGATGCTGGTCACGGGCTTGGCACATGGCGCTGGTCTTGCTGTCGAGCGTGGATATCCATCGCCACCCCAGCAGGATGTCGTCGTTGGCCTTGAGCGTTTCCATGCGCGCAGTGCTGGCCACATGGTTGGTCATCGTCCGCACCAGGGATGAAGCCTGATCCTGATGCAGCTGGTGGATACTGGTGAGGCGCCGGCCGATCTGCTGACTGGTCTCGCCCAGGCTAGAGCCGATCTGGATCTCGCCGATGATCTCGGCCGCCTTCTTGGTCCCGAACTGGTCAAGCGCACCGCCAATGCTGATCCGCTGGGCGCCCTTTCGCGCCTCGAGGATCAACGGGTCAGCCAATGCTGCAGCGCTAACCATTTCGGCCGAAGGTACGTTGAGCTGAACAGCCAGCTTCACGACCTTGCCCAGCATCGTGGCATTGAATTCAGCCTCATATGCGGCGAACTCACCCAGGTCAAGCTGAGCCCGGCCCTTCAAATCGTCGTAGATGCCCCGCAAATCGCCCTGGAGCGTTTCTATCTGCGAGGTGTAGCGTCTGGTGCCGTACTCGCTAAGCCCAGCTGATACGCGATCCTTTGCAGTCTTGATAGCCTTGCTGATGAATGCCGCCACCCGCTTCAGGTTTCCGCCCGCATACCGCTGGACGTAGACCTGGTGGCGGGTGGTGGCGTCCGTCAGGTAGCCTTCACTACTCATCGTTCACCTCGGGCGGCTTATTGGGTGGAGGCTCAACGGTCACAGGCTCGCTACCCACCACTGGCGCCTCTTCCTCTCGGTCAGCGTCGATGTCTTCGTCCGTGCGGTCCGAATCCAGCACGCCGGACTGGCGCAGGTTGGTGCGCAAGTCCTTCTTGGCGATGATGCCCTGTTGCCAGAGCTGCATCTGGGCCAGGATCGCCTGGGCGTCCATGACCTCGTCGAAGAACTCCTGGTTGAGCCAGAAGACAGTGCCTTCCTCGTCCACATCCCCGACCATGAAGCGCTGGGCATCGAACAGGGATAGGCGAACGGCCTCGCTCACGTTGCCGGCGATGGTGCCCAGCACTGAGTTGTCGGAGCTATAACGGATGCGCACGGCCTCTGCCGTCTCTGCGCCGCTGCCCTGCTGGACAATGCGGGCGCCGATCATGAGCATCTGCTGCTCTTTATCCTTCATCAGCTCGCGGGCTAGCTGGGTTTCGTTGGCCTGCAGCATAATCGCTGTGCCTGACTTGCCCAGGTTGTGCCCGCGCCGGGAGCCGATGTGCATACCGTTCGGGTTCAGCTTGATGAATTCGTCAGGCTGGATATCCGTTGTTATGAATAGGCTTGGTTGGGAGCTGATGAAACCCGACTCCTCCACGGTGGCACTGTTGCCGTAGTGGAGGATGTTCACCTCGGCCAAGTCTTCCAGCGGCGCCTTGTCGATGCTCGCGTCGTTGTTCTCGGCGCCGAAGAAGTGGAACGGAATGTGATAGAACGTCTGGCCGGCCTTGTCCTTGGGCTCTGTCTCTTCGCCTTCAGGGTTATCAGCGCTGTGCACGCTCTGCACGTATTTGCCGTCACGCAGCATCAGGGCCCGGTATTGGTCCTTGGCGGTGAACTCGAAGCCATCTGGCGTTAGCACATTGATCTTTTCGTGCAACACCACCAGGGTCAGCCGGCGCACGCCGTCGATCACGTCTTCACGCCAGTTGATGATGCTCTCGGCGCAGTAGAAGTGGATGAAGGCGCGTGAGTTCGCAGCCTGGGCGACGGTGAGCGCTGTCTGCCCCTCGGGTAGCTGGACCTTGGGAAAGTCCACCAGCAGGCCACCACGCCCAGTGTCGAGGCATTCGCCGGTCGACTCCTTGCTCAGCTGCTCCAGGCTCGCACCGTCGCCGCTGGCGTTCTCTTTCAGGTACTCAATGGCCGTGGGCAGGCTGATCTCGGCAGTCTTGCGGAACACAGCACCAAGCAGGCCGGTGCGAGTGCGACCCACCACGTTCAGGAACATGGCGCGCTTCTTCAGCTGCTCGTAACGGGCCTTGTTCTCTTCGCTCTGGTTGAGCGGGTCAGGCATTGGCAGATATTCGTCGTACTTGCGGACCTCTCTCGGCCCCTTTACGCAACGCTTGACCAGCTGCCAACCGGGCAAGGCATCGCTGTACTCTTGCCTGATGGCGCTGTAGTTGGGCATAT